ACGAACAGCCACCCCATGCTTTTCAAAATACGCCGCATGAGGTACGGGTAACATGATACCAGCGAGGGTAATAGCATGGCAGGGGTCAACGTAACGTTTCCGGGCAATCTGGCGCAGGTGCAAACCGCGCAGGATCTTCGGGCTATTCCGTCCAGCTTCATCGCTGATGGCGATCTATATCTCGTCAACGGGCTTCAGGGGTTGTTCGAGTACGATCCTGGGTCACTCGCAGCAGATGATGGAAAAGACGTTATCCGTCCGTATGACAAGACACTGTTGCAGGCGGGGAGATGGATTCGCAATGTCGATGGGTTGGCTAGCGGACCACAGGGTGAAACTGGACCTGCCAACAGCACTTATCTGACGCTTTCGGCAATGCGGGCAGCCGGTACAACGAATCGGTCTTATATTCTATCCGCTCCTTCCGGCTCTGACAGCGGCGTAGTCAACGGCCTGTTCAACTATCAGCTTGGCAACTTTACGGGCCGTACCGATGTTGTGTTCCTGAACAGCGATCCGACCGGCGCCACCGGCGCGCTGGTGCGTCTCGGCGCACAGGGCATCAATAACGGTGCTTCTGCGGTATCTGACCAGATTGGCCGCAACCTGCGCATGTACGCGGGCTATGCGGCAAGCGATGTGACCACGGTAATTCAGCAAATGATTGCGGATGGCGGCGGGCATATCCCCTTGCGGGTCGCGCCATACGTCATCAGCAGCCAGATCGATCTCTACAACACCGTCACGATTGCCCCTGGCGTTCAGATACAGTGGACGGGGCCAACGTCCGATAGCGCCGACATCTACGGACAAATCGGCATGTTCGTGCCCCGTGATGGGGCCGAACTGTCCTGTGCTGGGTCAACTGGCGCGTTTGCCACGTTCTTTTGTCAGAACGACCAGCACCAAGTCTATATCGTGCTTGGCCGCGGCGTGAAAAACGTCCGGTTCAACAACCTATACGCCAAGAATTGCAATCACGTCGCAATCACGGCGAAGGCCGATGTCTACGCGAGCGTCGTTACGCCAGAAATGGTCGGACAGTCCAAGCCGGGTGGGGGCACCTACGCCAGCTCGGATGTGAATATCAGCATGAACGTCACTATCAGTGGTGGGGGATGCGAGTTCACCAACGCTGATGCTTTGACCGGTGCCGGTACGAGTGTGCGCTATACTTACGGCTTCAACATCGAAAATCTGACGTGGCGACGGGCGCGCAACGGCCTTGTGGTCCTTGGGGGCAATGCCGACACGACGGCAGACGGCGCACTGACGAACCTGCGCAAGACGCTGGATGGCGAGATCCGCAACGTTCGTTGCTATGAATCCACTGGCGGTGCTGTCGTACTGCTGATGAACCGCGGGACGAATGTGTGGAACAGCGTCGCGCGCAACAACCTCGACGTGGGGTTTGATGCCGAGGGCTGTCAGGATACGCACTTCTATTCGTGCTATGCGAAGGATAACGTAGGCGGCAATCTTAGCACCTTTTATCTCACCCGTAACGTCACGTTCAACGCGTGTGTTAGTGTCTCGGCGACGAAGGAAGCATTGCAGTTTTCTGTTTATAATGTAGGTCAAAGTGCTGATAACCGCGACGTTTCATTGAACGGCTGTAAGTTTGTTTGCACCGACTCTACAGGTCCGGGGCGGATCGGTACTATCAATGGGCCGATTCGATCCATCAATATCACGGGCTGTTCATTTGAAAATGTGGTGTTGGACTTGGACCGCGCCAACAACAATCAGATCAATGTTGAAGCAAACGAGTTTCGTTTTACACTGGGGTTTTCGTCTGCATACACAGCGATCAAGTTTGGCGGATTGACGCAAACTACGCCTCTATCATATGCCCGCGCCCGCATCGCCAACAACGTCATTCACAGTGAGGTGTCGCAACCGGCGGGATGTGTTGGCATCGCCGGCATGCTGGGTGAATTCAACTCGGCTCCTAACGCCCTGATCCAGGGCAACCGCATCACCATGCCCCTTTCTGGGGGTTGGGGCGGTATCGCGGTCGTTGCCAATAGCCCAAATGCCGGCTTGGCGCCTTCCTTCCGCATGATCGACAATGGGCTGACGGGCGGCTCAATCACGACGAAAACGATGTCTGGCACAACCACGGGCAACTTCTCTGGCCTCACCAACTACGACATCGACAGCAACAACCTTATCAATCTTACTCCGGCGTAAGGGCGGATCGATGTTCTGCTGGTCTGAACGAGAAAGGTTGGCAAGCAAGCCGTGATCCAGCTATTGATATGCCTCGCAATACCACAGGAGCAATGCGACATGAGCGACCACAAGAAGCATACGCACAAGGACAAGCACTGCGAAGAGCCGGATTTCACCACGCAGGACGATGAGGCGAACGCGGCGCCGGATGACGGGGATAGTGGCGGCGGTGGCACCAAGAACCCTCCCCCTCCCGGTAAGTAATGCTAAAGCTGGTCACATTTGGCCTGCTGTGTGCCGTCGCCCTGGTGGTGGCGGCACATGCGTATGAGGAACGGCGCTTCGCAAAGCTATGCGCCGCCGTCATCGCCGCGAACTGGCTGCTGTTCGCGATGCCGTGGATATACAATCTGCTGTCTCCTGCACACATTTTGAAAGTATGGGGACTGCCTGCCACGCATGAAGATATGTGGGCGCTGGCAGATCTATTGAGCCTTATTGTTGTAGGATGGGCGGGTCGTAGTATATGGTGGTCCCCGATGATCTGGACCGTCTATCTTGCCACCTTGTGCATGCATGCGTTAGCTTGGCTCAACGGCTTCCAGTATGTTGAATATGAGACTGTTCTTGACGCGTGCCTTGTCGTCCAGATCGCGGTCCTGTTCGTAGTCGGGGGTGATGGAATTGCCGATCGTTTGTCTGGTTTGCGCGATAGGTTTCGTGTTTTGGGCAGGGCTTCCTGCCAACGTTCTTCGGCAGTTTCGTCGTATGAGGCGAAATGATGATTGAGCAGCAGGATATGCGCCATGTGTGGCTGGTGATGTCGGCCATGGCGGGCGCTATCACTGCTTTGGCGCAGATGAAGTATAAGGAAATGACCTGGGCCGATATCGGCTTCACGCTCTTCTCAGGGTTCGGCTTTGCGGTGTTCTTCATGCCATGGGCCGCGTCTAAATTCGGCATCATGCCCGACGACATCCGCGGCACGAACGCTGTGGTCTATATCGGCGGCACCGGCTGGAATATCCTGATGCCTTTCGCCATCCAGAAGGCCAAATCGTTTTTTGGCGGAAAGGACGAGGCATGAGCGTCTTCGACATTGTGAACACGGTGGGGCGAGTCATGCTGACCGTCGTAGTGATCTACAAGCTGGCACAGTTCCGCGAGATGGCGAACGTCACGGAGCGATACGGCCTTGGCATGATGGGAACTGGATCTTTCCTGACGGTGCCGGTCATCCTCTACAAGAACAACAACCCGTTTGAAGGCTGGGCCGTCACGCTGCTGACTGTTGGCGCCATCATGTTTCTGGTCGGTCGGACGTGGCGCGATCGTAAGCATGCGCGCAACAACAAGCTGGCTGTCGAGCAAGGGCGTCTGTGGCAGGCGCAGAAGGGGAAGCCGTGAGCGCGATCCAGATAGCCGCTGAGCTTATCAAGGACTTCGAGGGCTGCCGTCTAAAGGCGTACCCCGATCCCGGCAGTGGGGGCGATCCCTGGACCATCGGCTGGGGCGCAACCGGCCCCGGTATTCGCCGCGGTGTCGTATGGACGCAGGCGCAGGCAGACGGGCGCCTAGCGACCGATCTGGTGGGTTATGAGGCTGGCGTGGTCAAAGCGCTTGCCGGCTCCCCTGCAACCGACAACCAGCGCGGTGCGCTTATCTCGATGGCGTACAATATTGGGACAGGTGCGCTAGCATCGTCCACGCTCATCAAGAAGCACAGGGCTGGCGACTATGCTGGCGCCGCCGCTGAGTTTGCCCGCTGGAACAAAGCCGGCGGCAAGGTATTGGCGGGCCTAACGCGACGCCGCGCGGCTGAAGCGGCTGTGTATCGGTCATGAGCGCCCACGAACAGCTTATTGCCTATCTGGCCACCTTGTTCACGCTTGCGCTGGTATTCGCCATTGCCATCATCGCTGCGGCCATGGTGCCGGAGCTGCTGGGTAAGGCCGAGGTATTTGGCCTGGGCACCATAACCGGCGGTTTGATCGGTATCCTGCGCATCCCTACGCAACGCGCACCGGCTGCGTCCACCGATAGCGGCGACATTAACGTCACGACACCAAAGGAGTAATAAGCATGAGCATTCTCAAGAAAATAGCCGGCATCTTTAGCAAGAAGAACGTCGCCGCCGTCATCGAGCTTACCGACGCGCAGAAGGCCATTGCGGCACTCAAGAACACCGAGGTCGGCGCCGCGGTGGCGGCAGACATCAAGGCGCTCACCAGCGGCACCATGAGCGGTGCGGAGAAGTTCGAGGCAGTGGTCGTCAATACGCTGCCGCTGCTGGTCGATGCGCTGAAGGCTGGTGGCATCACCAAGAGCCTAAAGGAGGTCGAGGACATCGGCCGCGCATTCGTGCAGGATGTGTTTAACTCAACCGTCAGCAAGAAGGCCGAGACGATCGGCTCGCTGCTGCTGAAGGTTCTGGGCCTCAAGTGAGCAAGCTCGACCGCCTGCTGGGCAAGATACCGCCGGAGATCCCGGCAGGCGGTCGGGCTTATGTCAAACTGCATGATGGCCAGTGGTCCGTGTGGGTGGACGCGGGTGGCACTTCCAAGAAGGTCAGCCCGACGTTCACCCAGCAGGTGGTGGCATATGCGTACCTAGATTGGGTCGAGGGGTTGGCGGATAGCTTCAGTTACCCCGAAGGCTCCGCCTGACCCCTCACCTGATCGAGCGCTGCGATGGCGGCGCGGGCAGGTTGCTTGTACCGCGCGTTTACCTCATCAAATTCAGCCTGCGTCGTCGCAATGAACTTGGCCCGCCCACTGCCGTCTGGGATGTGCTGCACGATACCCCCATTTGTCATCTAACCTGCGAGCGTACCAACCTCGAAACGGCGGTTGAGCCGGCGGCATACGTTTCGCCTTTTCCTCGCTCGCAATGCGCCAACGAATGTCGACAATGTATGGGCTCGTCATATTTCCCCCTCCCCACCGGCGTCGATGCCGCGGATGGCGGACTGTAATTGACTAGCCCGCAGACTACCGTAGCCCCATTGGATAGCCGTATCATAAATAACTATAGCCATCTTATCCCGCATTTCATTTTCCGCTTGCTGACGGTGTTTTGCGATTCCCTGAACAACAGGCCAATCGTCGCGCTCGCGCTCTTCATAAGCTCGGGCTTTGGTCAGATTACCTGTCAGCTTATACGCAATGTCGTGCGCAAGATCGCAATCGGCCTGCGTCACAGGTACAGGATCAGCGGCCATCGTGTTTCTCCGATTTTACGATTAAGGCGATAATGGCGTCGGTCAGCAGGTCGGGGCCGGCGTTCCAATTGCGCTCGACGGTTAAAAGTATGGCATCTCGCGTCACCGGCATTTGTATTACGTCAGATGATGCCATTAGCGCCTTGTGTAGCGCTTGGTTGTGTTCGTCTGTTATAACAGTCGCACCCAGAACGCCGGTCATCCAGCCAGGATGTTCCGCCTCTAGCTCTTCATCTAGCGCAGTCATCCGCGCCATGGCTGCCTCTGCCGTGCACCTAGCTGTGTAGTCATCCCAATCGGGCAACTTTGGGTTTGCGTTCTCAATCATCGCTGCCTCCCATGGTGGCGGCTCGGGCGCGGCGGTAGAACGGGATGATAGCCTCATCCTCATCCTTAAACTCGTCGGCGACCTGCTCCCACATGTCCCATCCACTGTTCCATTGAAAATAGCCGACCAGCTCGAATGCCTCACTCGCCATCGTCAGTGTCCTTTGCGGGGTGTGGTCGGGAAGGCACCCACCGTCCATTGCGGTAAAAACAGAATACGCCGGCGATCATGCGGCCGTCGCCTTCGACCGGGCCGCTACCTGGGCGATCTTCGTCAAGCCAGCTCATCGCGCCTCATCCTTGTTGGGGGTGGGTGGGGTTGGTTCCAGCAAGTCCCCGCCGGGGGTGGTGGCGAGAGTGGCTACGGCTCGATCAAGAGTGGCGGCGGCAAGCTCGGCTTGATCCTCGCCGCCCCATGCCGTGTCATTGGGGAATGCTCGGATCACAGTTGCGATACCGCGGACGTGCGCTGCCAATGAGTGGGGCTTCACCTCCCCGCCGCCTGTCGCCCCGTCCGTCGTATCGGTGGAGGTGGCTAGGGCTGCTCGCGTGTCGCACCAGCCGCGGTTGAACAGGCGCTCGGCCCACGACGCGTCTGCTTTAGGGATCGGCGGCCCTGCCTCACCGCGCCGCGCAGATGCGGCGCCCTGCTCATACGGCGTCACGACTGCGCCTCCATGATTGCGAGGATCGCGTCGCGCGCGTTCTCGCCTTGCGTGCTGTCCGTGAATGTCACCACTATGTCGCCGCCCGTGACGATCTCCCGGCCATCGTCGCCCGCGTCACCGTCGTAAGGATTGCGCAGCGAATAGCCGTCCTCGGTCAATTCCAATCCGCGTAACGCCTCCCGCAACCCCGCCCCGGTGTCGCTCGCGACCTTGGGGGCTGCGGCGAGCATTCCGCGCCCGCGCATGATGGCAACGACCGCATCGGCGCTGTTGTGCAGCAGCATGTCGCGCGCTTCGGCCTCTGTCATCGCTGCTCGGGCTTTCGCGTCGGTGTCGGGATGCGGCACCCCGTCAAAAGGGGCTTCCAACCCATGCAGCGGACAATCGTTGGCCTGATGCGTCGGGTAACGCTGGCAGTTGCAGACCTCCCCCGCCGGAACCGCGGCATCGCTCGCGGGCGGGGACAGGGCCAGTCGATCCAGCCAATCATCTCGCCAGACGCTCGCAACAAGATCGCCGGGATCGCCGTCCTCGTTTGGCTCGTGAAGGGTGATGAAGCCCTTTGGATCGGTGACACGTAACAGAGCGGTATCGCTCGCGGGCGGGGTGGCGATGACGGCGCAGCGCAGGCGCTCGATCTCGCTCATGGTCAACTCAATGCGCAGAATCACGTCAGGTCCGGCATTCGTATGATGCTGCCGCGCCAATTTGCGGCTCAACTTGTCGTAGAGCGCCCGCGCATCGGGCAGGACGGCGGGAGTGGGGGAAGAGGTCATGCTGCGGGGTCCTGCTTATCGAAGGTGAACAGCCAGCCTGCGTAACGCTGAGGCGGCACGGCGCTGCATTCGGCGTGGATGGCGATGCAGCCGGAAGCGATCGGCCATGTCAGGCCGACATATGTGATGCCGAGCGGGTTGAGCGCTGGGATCACGGCCTTCATAGCAAAACCGGCGATCGTGGCTTGGATGAGGTAGGCGGTCAGAATGCCTTGCCAGAAACGCTTACTCATCGCTTCCCTCCTGCGTCGAAGGGTGGGCGGCTAGAAACGCGCGCGAGCGGATCAGATCACCAGATAGCCGGGACCATTGCGGACCGCTGACTGCGCCCTTCCGGTGGACTGCGGTTGCGGACCTTTCCAAGTCGCCCAGCAGCTTGATCGCAACCTCCCCCGCCATCAGTGCGGGGCTATGGGTGGCGAGGGCTTCTGCGAGACGGCGAATGGATCCCCAACCCGGCTTTCCGTCGCCGCCTTCGATGCTGGCGCACGCCCCGGCTGCTGCTGGGTAATCGTCTACAACACGCTGCGCTGCCTCCCGCAGACCTTCCGCAACCGGGCGGGGATCGGAGTGGGCGATGCGGTGGCGGGCGAAGGCTTGGACGAGATCGCCGGCGTCACCTTCGTCCTCACCGAGACGTGCGCCCGCTTTCTCGTCCTTGATCGCCTCCATCAGCTTGTTCAGTCGTAGGCGATGGAACGCTTGCACCATGTCGCGATCCGCTTGGATCACCGCCACCACCTCGTTGCTTGCGGCGGTCATCACAGCGACACCACAAGAGCAACGACAGCCGCCACCAGTACCGCAACCGCCAGAAACTCCTTCAGGCTCACGATATAGTCCGGCTTTCCCTCCAATGGGATCAGCTCGCCCATCGTCTCTTTCTGCCACTGCGATAGGTTTGCGGGCTGATCGGCATCGTAGCCAGAGCGAGTTACGCCGAAGCTGGCGCGCTTTGTGATTTTGAAAATACGGGGTTCCATATTAATTGCCTTCCTTATCCCAGATAGCCTGCATGTGGCGGAGTACGTTGGCCTCATGATCGGCAAACAAAGCGTTGATAGCGGCCTGACCCTTGGTGCGTTCTGCCTCGAACGGTGCTGGGTCGCGCCAGTAAGACTCAATCGTGGCAAACTCAGGCTCCAGCCCGAGCCGCGCCTGTGCATCATGGACGGAGCGCATGATATCGGCGTTGGTGGGGATCTCCAACTGCATTACAGCGGCCACCCGGCGTAAGGCGCCGCACGAAACGCATCAGCCTCGCCATGCTGCACATCGCCGGTGCCGCGCAGTGCGCTGCCATACTTGGCGAACGCCCCGGTCGCACGGAGTGCTGCCATGTTGCGGGCATGGTCGGCGATCAGCTCGTCAATGTCGCTTCGGGTCATGAGGTGGGGCATTTTGGGTTTCCTTGTTGGGGACCTTATAAGCCGCTTGAACTAATTGCGTCAATCCACAAAATTCACGCTTGTGAATATAATTTGCCGTGATATGAAGCGGTATGAGCACTGCACCCAACCCCCACGCCGCCGCGCTGGACCGCATCGGTCGCAAGCGCGTGATGGATCACTTCAACATCAGCACCACTGCGTACAGCAACTGGAAGAGGCGGGGCGTGCCTCGCTACTATGTTGCGTCGGTTCGCACACTGGCAGCGGTCAACGGGGTGCAAGTTCCTGAGTTATATGGAGAAGAAATGTAATGGCTATCATCGAAACCAAGTTCAGCATTGGCGACGTTGTCTACCACGCTGGCACGACCACTCAGACCAAGCAGCGCCCGTGCCCTGATTGCAACGACACCAAGAAGTGGTCGGCAGTCTCACCCGCTGGCAACGAATACACGTTTGGCTGTCCGCGGTGCGCCGCATCATACGCGCACCATAATGACCTGAGTTTGCGCTATACGGCTCATGTGCCTCACGTGCGCATGCTGACGATCGGCAGCGTCCAGTACAACTCTCAGTATGGCCACTATGATAGCGGCGCCCGTTACATGTGCCTTGAGACTGGGGTCGGCAGCGGTTCGGTTTATGCCGAGGCTGATTTGTTTGATAATGAGGTTGATGCGCTGACCGCGGCTGAGGCTAAGGCCGCTGTGGCCGACAAGACTGTGCCGTATGTCGTTGAGGCCTATAATCGCGCGCTGGAGATCAGCGACTATCAGCTTGAGAATGCCTTGCTGAAGAAAGCGGAGGACCAGACGAGCACAGCCGGACATCTGCTGTGGAACGTCAACGACTTGTTCGAAACTATCAAGGAAGCGTCGGACAAGGACACCATCATTGAAGCCGTTGAGGAATATCAGTCCTACCAGCGCGAGCGCGACATAGAGCGGCTGTTTGAGGTCGTAGATGGAGCGCGCGCCGAGCAGGAGACATGATAAGTATTAAATATTTTTGTAAAAACATAAAAGGAGAGAATGCCATGATTGTCTACATCATCGCTGCCGCCGCACTGATCGGCGGTCTCTATACTCTCTACATAAACACCGAAGAAGGCTGGCAAGACCAGGACGGCTTCCATTATGGCCGCAAACCCGATGAGGATAAGTAACATGCTCCCCACTATCGAAATCATTGACGAATACGTCATGGAAAACAGCGCGTTCGCGGCGCTCAAGGAAATGCGCGAGGACGGCTATTACATTAACGTCCACGTGCTGCATCACCGGATTAAGCATCTCAATGCCGCCGGCATCCGTCGTTCCATTCCGCACAACGAGCGGCTGGCTAACATCGATTCTTACAACGTCGAGATCAGCCGCGCACAGTCTCAGGAAGGCTGCCGCAACCTGCTGGAGGCGCAAATCCGTTCTGGGCAGGTTATGGGCGTTCCTATGGCAGCGTGGGAAGCGCGGCATGGGGTGGCGGCGTGAGCGCGCGCATCCTAAACCAGCCGTGGGAAGACGTCGCACACGACGTCACGGGTGCTATTGAGAAGGCGGTGCAGCCGCTGCTCAAGCAGGCGACTGACAGCATCTATGCTGGCCTGCTCGACGCAACGCAGGATTATCTTCGGGATAACCTCGCATTCAATATCGCCGAGCGCATCGACGCTGCCGAGCGTCAGGCGGATTATGATCGGCGTGAGTGCGACCGGCTTCGGCGCATCAATGCCGAGTTGCTGGCAGCGCTAGAACAAGTCGCCCGTCCATATGGGATGCTCGACATTGCCGTCTCGGAACATGTGCACGGACCTCGCGGAGATGACATGCTTGCGGCCGCCAAACTCGTTCGCGCTGCCATTGCTCAAGCGACGGGAGACGCCTCATGATCCTCTCCCTAGCCAAGGTGCAGGACCCAAGCGCCCGCATCTACAACGGTAACATCGGGTACAACTTCCACACCATCAGCGAGCCGGTACGGGGCGGGTTACCTATCTACCGGCTGGCTAAGCCTCGGAGGCGGAAATGACGCAGTGGCAACCTATTGAGACGGCGCCGCGGGATGGGACACATATTTTGTTAGCGTGGTCGTACAATAATGGTGCGCCGACACGGGTAAGCGAGTGTTTTTGGCGCAATGATATGCCATTCAGCGGCGATGGCATTTGGTGGTGTTTCCACGGCAGGTTGTTTCCTGATCCAACCCACTGGATGCCCCTCCCAGAGGCGCCACAATGACCCGCCCCCGCCTCCTAACCGAACTAGCCTTCTGGCTATCATTCATCGTTATCTTGTGTCTCGTCGCCTGCTTTGTGGATTGGCTGCTATGATCGTCACCAACTACCCCGACGAAGCCGTATCGGCGTATCTCGCATCGCAGCGTGTCAGGAATGCGCGCGTGGTGCGGGAGTGCCTGAAGGCTGTGGCTGGTGAGACGAAGGATCCGCGGCTGATGACGGCGTTGCTGGTTGTGGCTGAGGCTGAGGATTTGGTGTTGGATCGGGTGTTTCGGGGGGTGAAGATATGAGATACCTCGACGTATGCGCCGGCATCAGCGCCAGCACGGTCGCGTGGAAGCCGCTCGGCTGGGAGGCTGCTGCCTACAGCGAGATTGAGGCCGCGCCGCGCGCCGTGCTGGCCCACCACTATCCCGACACGCCGTTGCATGGCGAC